CTTCACTTCCGACCTCGTTGCCGCAGCCACGATTGGCGTCGCTTGGTGGCGCTCTTGTTGGCTCGAGCGCGACGCGCTTCCGGCGTGTAGTCGGTCGGCGCGAAGTAAGGCGCCGAAAGATCAGGCGGCTCTACTCGCTCGCCCTCCGCGTCGTGCAACTCCTCTAGGACCTGTTGAACCTGCTGTTCCGCCTCCTCCTGGGCAGCACGCGCCTCCTCCACAGTCGCATAGGCACCAAAGTCACCAGGCTGCGTCACAAAATGCTCGTCGATGCGGTCGTCTGTCTTGTCGGCCATATTGTCTCCTACCCTGTTACCACCATCTCCATCACTATGCGCCTAATCGGAAGTCCACCGACCTCAGTATCTTCGATGCTAACCACACGCCATACGGTATTACGCTGAAGCAGGACCTCCCGCTCACCAGCGGTTTTGGCCGACCCAAATTCGTTCATCCTAAGAGCCTTTGTTCCCTTTGGTACACGCAACTCCAGGACCTGAGTGAGCTTCGTCTTCCCCGTGAACCCCATCGCGGTGCCCTGATCCATCGAGGTCGACAGGAATCCCTGCTCATGGTACAGCCCGTTCTTAATAAAGTCGATCTGCTTCACACCCCTAAAGAGAATGGTGTTCTCACTGAGCTGGTGCTTCGCCATCGCACTGTCAAGCTGCTCGATGGCGTATTTAACATCTCCGGGGTCGGCGCGAAGAGCGTTGTTCACCATATTCGAATTCTTCTTGTACGCTTTCAGGGACGTGACCTCAGGGTCGGTGAATGCGCTCTTGCCTGGGAACTTCTCCCTCGCCGTCCACTCCTCGAAGGCCTTATTCCTGCGAGCCGTAGCCTTGGGAATTCCCTGGCTGAAATCGTAGCCAGGATCAACTCGACGAAACTCGCCTGGACCTAGTGGTGCTGTCGGGTCAGCCACCCTCGTGCTCGGCGGCAACCACCCCTCGACGTCAGGAATGTAGTCGCAGCGACAGTTGGGGTGAATCGGAAGGTCCGCGATGTCGTCGAGCTTCATAAACCCACGCGCAGCGATCGCCTCGCAGTCCGGACAAGGATTGCCTGCCGTGACGAGCCGCACACGAGTCAGCCCGTTCTTCTTGAACGTCCCTCGTGCAGTCGCGCCATACACACGCGCCGTCTCCGTGCGCGCGATCGTCGTAGCGCGCTTGACCGTGAGGTCCGAGACATCGCCGCGAAGCTGCCGTTGGAGAGGACCGACCCCGAGCGGGCTTGCAGGATTCGCCGCAGCAACGACCTTCGTGGTCACAGCCTGTGCGTGGCTCCCAACCGAATCAACCATGAACGTTTCGACGTTCCCTGCAAGCTCTGGATAGGCCTGCTGGAACTGAAACGCTGTACCGGTGTACTCGAACTCGCTCTTCGTGAGACTCTCGATCGGCTCGAGTCCGAGCAATGCGCGCTCAGCGTTCTCGCTACGCAGCGCAGCCTGACCGAGAGCCTCGGCGACGCGTGGAATATGCTCAGCAAGCAGCGAAGACGTGATCTCCTGCATTAGAGCCGCGTAGATCACGCTCTTGGCGTACACCGGCAACTCCCCCTCAGCGTCAGCACTCTCTTCTGCCTGACGCACAAGGTCGGTGAGTGCCTTGATCCCAATGGCCTTGTTCGCAGCGTTCAGCAAACCGAAGACGGCTCGCTTGACTTGCACCTCATCAGCGCGTCGCTCGTGGCCACGCGCATCCCACTTCGCGGCCTCAGGAAGTGCAAGCAGCTGCTCAGTGGCTATGCGCAGTTGGGTCAGCTGCTCCGGAGTCAGTTCCGGCACTCGACCTTACTCCTTAGACTTGCCGCAACGACGACAGGCCTGGGTGCCATGACCCTGCCATCGGTGATGGTAGCTGATCTTGTAAGGGAACCCCTTTGTGACCCGCATGCAGAGAACCGCCGACGGAAGGATGGTTCGCGAGTTCTCCGCCACCCGTTCTGCCAGCCGTACTTCACGGCGTCGGAGAGCTCTACTTGTCGGACTCAGGGTCGGACTCGGGGTCGTCGCTGTCTCCATGCGGCTCCTCCTCATGTAGTGTCTGGCCAGCCTTCGCCTCCAGGAGCAGGGTATCAATCTCGTCTAGTCGCTCATGCACAGCACCGGCTATGCGAGCGTTCTCTACGGCTCCACCGGCTGGTGCCGCTGCACCATGCTCCTTCAGGTAGACCGACAGAGTCACGTCCATGTCATCCCGCTCCGGGTACCCGAGACGTTCGCGCCCTTCATTCAGCGTGATCGCGTCCGACTTGAGCAGCTCGACAGTGGTCTTCGTGTCCTCGGCCTCGTCCGATAGGTCGAGCGGGTCGAGCTGAAGCCTCCACTCAAGCTCCTGCCCCTCGCCTGCCTCCGTCGCGGCAAACTCTGTCATGGCAAACCGATTGAGGCGATCGGCAATCATCTGCTGCGTCGGCGTGATGACGGCATCACGATACACCTGCGAGATCTCTCTGGTGATCGAGCCTCCAAGTGTGCCACGCGTCACGGCACCGAGTCGGTCAGCCGGCATGCGGTGGGCAAGCAGGATCTTCCCGTCGGCCGTGTCCGTCAGCCGTGTGAAGTGCTCGTCGTTGCCGACGGCAGTCATCCTCTCAATTCGGATCTTCGTGTTGCCGATGGCACCAATCAGTAGGTTCCTGTGCGGCTGACCATGCTGAGTGCTCAGGGCCTCCTCAAGCATGTCCAGCGTCGCGTCGACGTTCTCTTCGTCCGTGCCTTCGGCGATGATCATGTACCGTGGCTCACGCGCATTCCCGAAGAACGCGATGTTGTAATCACGCGCTGCCAACGACATAGCGATGTGGCCGATCGCGCTGACGTAGCCAGGCACGCCGTACACCGCACTTCGACGTGACGGCTTCTTGAACACGAGCATGTCGTTCGCGACCTTCTCAACGTTGGTGCCCTTAGGCGCGCGGTTTCCGTTCGCGCTCAAGACAGGCTGGTCCTCTGTGGTGAAGGCTCCCCAGCGCCGGAACCAGACACGCTTAGTGCCAACGACCTGAACCAGACGCTTGCGGTCGATATGTGCACGCACCGTCTGTGCGGGGACATGCACGAGCCCACGAGCCACAGCGTTGGTGTCACGCAGCACTTCGAGGATCCCCCAGCCGAACGTCTCATAGTCCTGGAGCATCGCGTCGAGCATCTCGATGAGAGTCGCGTCGCGCTCAAGTCCGGACAACCACTCACGCAGTCGCTCTCGCTGTTCACTGTCTGGGTCGGCGACGCTCTCCTTGCCCTCCCACTGGGGACCTCGACCTAGGATGTCTGCGGCCTTCTGCTCGACCGAGGCGCCGTGCACTGGGTGACGGTCGGCAAGGATCGACAGCTGCTCGAAGCTGTACGGCGGCTTCACCAACCCGACACTACCATACAGGTTCTTGAACAGGTCCGGTTCGAGCTGCTGGCTTGGGAGCTCCGGTGGGGCGGTGTCGCCCTTGGCCTTGAGCACACGGACCTTGACGACCGAGACGCTGCCAGGCTCAGGCTCTACTCGTGGATTGCGTCGCTTACGTGCCATGTCTCTTCTCCCTTACTCCTACTACTTCCAGTAGCTCGCTCCGCGCTTCACCGTAGCCTTGGAGGGCTTCGGTGCCTTCACAGGCGCCGCTTCCGGTACGCCGAGTGGTTCCTTCTTCTGGTGTCGCCGTCCCACGGCACGTGCTTTGATCTTACCCACCGGAGCCGACCGCGCATGGAAGTTGGAGAGCGCGAGTGCCATCACACAGTCGTCATGCAACCCGACAGGTGCCGAGTACCGGACTCCAGTCCGAGTGTACTCGTACTCGAACGTCTCAAGCTCGTCGATGACTGGGCCTTCCAGGATGCCGATTCCACGCTGCTGGATCACAAGCGAGAGCGCCTCCATCAGCCGTTGCTTACTACTTGAGCTGAAGACGTACCCTTCGTAACGCCCGCTGCGTTGTAGCTCTTCCACGATCGGGTCGCCGACGCCCGTTGCGTCGACCAGAGCCCTGGTGCGCTGCGTCGCGTAGAGGATCCGTTGGACCTGCTCACGCCACGGCGCCTGGAAGCGCCAGAACCCTGACATCTGCCTCTGCTTGTTCAGGCCGATGCCAACCGTCCAGTCAGAACCAGGGCGCTTGCCTCGTGCGAGGTCCCAACCCCAAGTCTGCTCAGGGCTCTTGGCGAGCTCCTTGATGGTGCACTCTGCGATCGCACGCAGGTCGAACGGGTTGGAACCGTCCTCGCTTGGCTCCGCAAGATACAGCTCTCGGAACACCGACTCCGGCAACAGACGCTGAGCGTCTTCGATCTCCTCCTTCTCGAGGATCCCTCCCTCAACCGCATCCCAGGCCGTGAGCTTCGCGTAGTGGTAGTCGCCTCCCTTGCCGCTCTTCGTCTCCGACTCGGCCTTGCGAGCGAGGTTGTACGCCCAGTTCTTCCGCCCCTTCACGTTGCCGATGAGTCGCGCTAGTCCGCGTGTGTGGGTGAGCGTCGAGCGGACGGCATACCACGCCTCCTCACGGATACGCGTCGCCTCATCGAGCACAACGCTACACACATCTTCACCGAACAGGTTGTCCGGCTTCTCAGCCGTCTTGAAGAAGATCATCGAGCCGTTCGCAAACGTGAGCGTCAGCTCAGTCTCATTGGCCATGTAGAGGTCTCTGGGAACCGCCCGCTTCATACGTCGGTAAACCATCTTGCTCTGCGCATACACAGGGCTGACCCACCAATGGACGCCAGGGATAGTAAGCGCGCGCTCGAGAAGCCAAACCATGCAGCCAGCGGTCTTCCCCGTCTTCGTTGAGGCCTCAACGATAGCGTACCTCGCCGGTGTGAAGATCGCGTCCAGCTGCTTCGGATATAGCCAAGGACGATGGTACGTGACTACGTTCTTCGACTCGTCCTCGTCGCTGGCTTGCCAGAAGTCGTCTACCGTAGCGCGAGCGACGCCCCAGCCCCTACACATAGGACACTGCGCGGCGAGCAGACGACCGGTGCCGTCGCACACCACACAGGTCTCGAACCCCTCCGGCACATCGTCCTCCTCCCACAGAGAACCCGTCCAGTCCTCACGCGCCCAGAGGTCGCTCTCCACTACTCGTTGTTCTCCTCTTCGTCTTCATCTGTGGGTGGAGCGAGCGTGACGGTGAAGTCCTTAGTCTCAATCGTTGTGGAGCCACTGCCCTCCTGGGAGTGCTTCGCGATCCATTCAGCGGCCTTAGGATCACCGCGCAACGCCTTCTTGTACATCGCCTCGATCAGCAGACGCTTCTTCCCCTCGGCGACGTCACGTAGCAGCTGACGTAGCGTCTTCCCCTTGGCGCGACCCTTAGGGTTGCCGCTCTGCCCCTTCTTGAAAGGCGTCAGGTTCTCCTGTGACTTCGGATTACTTCCACTTCCCATGAGATCTCCCTGTAATCGTCACGGCAAATGAGAGGCTGGACAAGGGTTTAGCCGTACTTATTAGCACGGCTACCCAGGCTGAGAGCTGGCTATCGTTACCGCGAACGCAGCAAATAGGTCACAAGAGCGACCGCTGCCGCAAGG